GATACTTTCCATTAGTTTCATTTGTCCTGATAACCACCCCGGAACAATAACTTGCAGGGTCGCCATCACAGTCAGTTACCACTTTTTCATATCGACTATTTAGCGCAGCAGCCACATCTTCGCCGCTCGTCATACCAGCATAACTTACTCCCGCAGGCAGACAGGTCAAAAGCAAACCTGAAGCTAAAAGCTTAGGGAAATTCATAACTCCTCCATGTTTAAGACAAATAATAAAAACGAAACTCATTAAACTTCAGGTTATCCTTTCCTTCTATATTTAACTGAAACTCACTTAATAAAAATCAATCTTTGTTTTATTCATTCAAATTTATTTGGCTTGTTGATTATTAATTGAAGTTTCGTTATATCGGTTTTCAGACAGGATTTTTTTCTGTTTCATTTTTATCTGTCTCCCTGATGGCGTCATGCAGTGCCATCAGGTCCGGCAGGGTGTAGGCCGTCTTCAGCTCGGCGAGGCTGGCGTATTTCCGGATAACGGGTGTCCAGATGAACCAGTCGGGGCCGTCTCCTCCGTCGCTGAGGAGGCTTCCGCTTCTCCCGCCACCTCCCTCGCCTTCGCCAGGAACGCCATCACCGACTCCATCCCCGGAAACAAACTGCCCAGCGTGGCGCGGATACCAGTAAAAAAATCCTCAAACTGGTACAGCGCCCCCTCCACCAGCAGCTGCGGCAGGTGTGACCGGTACTGATTCAGGTGCGTTTCCGCCTGGTCCGCCAGCTTAAACGGCATGGCACCCGCCTCCGTTCTGACCACCGTGCTGTCGAACACCATCCGCTGCAGCTCTGCCAGCTCGTTGCCGTCCATCACCGAAAACGCCAGTGCGATGGCGGTGGCCATCGAGCCGTCACCGCCGTTCATCATTTTGCTGCGCCCGATGGCACCCAGTAATTTCTGCAGGCAGCCCCAGCCCTGCACGGCGTTAACCGGCGTCATCACGTAGTCCACCCCGTCAAGGGTAAGCGTTTTTTTCAGCTCCATCAGTATCCCATCCCCGGCATCAGCAGCAGGCTGCCCGTCTCAAAAACCATCGTGAACGCGTTCGGGTTGTGCTGCGCGCCGCGCGTGTAGGCCGGCAGCGCGGTGAAGTAGCCTTTTGAGCCGGTCGCCACGTCATCGTTAAGCAGGTCGGTGATAATGAGCGAGAACGGCGTAAAGGCCTTCAGGCTTTTGCGCTGAAGTGCGCGCTGCTGACTCAGCCAGGCGCAGTCAGGATGGTGCTGCAGCATGCGGATGGTCAGCACCGTCGACTCGTCCGGATTGCTGACGAACACCCCCGTGCCGTGCGCACCGATCGCGTACTCCCCCGCGTCTTTGGCATATTTGTAATCGATGGCGTTATTTTCCGCCGTGAAGCCGGTGATCACCCGCTCGTTCAGCATCAGGTGAACCTGTTTGATATCAAAAGCAGCCATGGCTTAACGCTCCGTATTCACTGTAATCTGCACCGAGTGGACAGCGCCCGCGAGGTGTGCGCAGACGGTGATCGGCGGACACTTGCGGTTTTTCAGATCGTCCGCCGACAGCGTGGACACCGAATCCGCATAAATGTAGTAGCCGTTCTCGAGGTAGTCCCCGGTCGCCAGCTGGCCGACCTTATCACCCGCCCAGGTGCCCGGCCCCACCATCCCGTTTTTCACCGCCATGCGCATCACCGCATCGATATAGCCCTTGATGGTGGTGACGCCTGCATCGGACAGCGCGATCTTTTTCAGCTGCGCAAAGGCGTTAAACGTGTTGGTCTGGATTTTATTCTTCAGCCAGTCCAGGCCGATGACCTCGTCCGCCCAGTAGACCTGCCCCAGCATCCAGCCCCCGGCCAGCATCGCCTTTGTGCCAAAGTTCGTGTAGTAGTTGACGCCCAGCGCGTCGAGTTTGTCCGCTGTGGGGCTGTCCATGTCCGGATCCGGCGTGACGCCGGTCAGCGTTTTGAACTTGAGGGTCAGCAGAGAGTCGGAAGCGCTGAAGTTAATCGAGCACAGCAGCGCGGCGGCAGAGACCGCACCGGACGGGCCCGGCATGCTGACAGTACGATCGGCGAGAAGCAGCGTGCGGTAATACTGCTTTTCTGCCAGGAGCTTAATTTTCTCCAGGGCTTTACTGCTGATGTCGGTCACCGTCACGGCCTGAATTTTACCCGCCGCCTGAATCCAGGCACAGGCCTCCTCCAGCTCCGCATCGTCCAGCGTTTCGCCCACCGGCGCGCCGCAGTACCAGCCGGACCAGCGGACGTTCAGGTTTTCATAGGCTTCGGCGAGTGGGACCCGGTCAAACGCGGAGTCCACCGGCCAGACGGCCACGTAAAGGTACTGCGGACGCGAGGCCTGCTCAAAAAAGAGTTCTGCCGTGGAGAGCAGCGCGCCTCCGGCGTCGGGGAAGTCCCCCTGAAACGCCTTCAGCGAGCCGTATTTGCGGTACACGTCATCGTCAAAGACGCCGGCCGCCTCGGTGGTAAACAGCGTGACGGTGCCGAAGTCGGCCGCCGACACAACGTCAGCGGGCGCGTTGACCGTGACGGAAATAACGTCATCAATGTCGCGGGACATGATTACCTCTTGATTTCAAAATTAATCGTGCCGGTCGCGGTTGCGATACCGACGGGAACGGTGTGAATGGTTGAAAGCGGAACGGAGTAGCGGTCGTCGTGGGCGAGGGTCAGGGTCATCACCGCCCGCTCCTCCCACCCGCCTGGCACCCCCTCAGAAATATTGCGGGGTAGCGTGTAGTGCGGGCAGCTGGTTCCGGCAGCAGTCAGGGACTGCATACCCGGCGTGGAGCCCAGCCATGCAGCGAGTGCACGCAGCACATGCATCGCGCCCGGACCTGACGCCTGCACGCTGACCATCAGCTCCACGTGCTGCCGGATCTCCTCCTCATCTTCGGATATCTGGCAGCGGCCCGGCGGCCCCGGCTCCAGTGCTGAAATCTCACGTAGCGTAATAAACGGCTGGCCCGGAATGCGCTCGCCCGTATCGCCCAGCCGGACGTCAGAAACGCCCAAAGCCTCCGCTATCGGGGCCTGCAGGTTCTGCAGCGCGAACCGCGACCGCATAGAAATAGCCATAGTCAGAAAAGTCCTGTAGGTGGACGACACGCCAGCTTTCACCGTGCCAGGCCACGACGTCGCCAAACGCCAGATGCTGTGCGGCCAGCACCACGATGGCGTCATGCAGGCGGGTGCCTTCGGGCGCAAACTGCAGCGCGTCCATGTCGGCGGAATAAATCACCCCGCGGTTGTTACTCAAACCCGCAGGCTGCCAGTCGTTGGTGGCCGGATGCGTAACCGTAAATTTCCGGCTCATGCCCCCGGTCACCACCCGGCGAACGTTCGGCCTCATTTACTCGCACCTCCCGTGTCGGTAATAAAGGTGAGGGACTCGTACATGTCGCGCGTGTCGATCAGCGGCGTGTCTTTCCCCCCCTTCTTCTTCGCCGTGCTGTCCGCATTGGGCTGCAGGTGTCCATCGGTAAACGATGCGCGGAGTTTTCGCCGCACGCGGCTGCCCACCAGCGTCATCGCCTCCTCAACCGTGATGGTGCCGTTCAGCACCGCCTTAGCGCGTACGGCCATCTCCTGACGGAAATAGTCATTCTGATGGAAGGTGTAACGGAAAATTGAGCGCTCGGGGATGTGTACCGTGTGCGCAGGCACCTGATGGAAAGTCTGAAAGTTGCCGTTTTTGCGGAACTGACCGCTGTAGGCAAACGTGCCGTCAGCCCGGATGCGCCGCGTCACGCTGACCGTGTGCGCCGGGACGTGAACGTCACCGCCGTACTCGTGCAGCTCCATCAGCCCGGCGTTGCCCAGCGTCAACCCGTCCTTACGGGGGTTATTCTCGCGCGGGATCCCCACCTTCACGCCCGCCTGCTTCAGCGCCATCATGCTCTGCAGCAGGGCTTTCACCTTCGCGGTGCCCGGTCTGTCACCCATGCTCATGCCCTCACCGCAAACGTGTTAATGGCCACCGACAGCAGGCCGCGCAGCAGGCCGGAAAGCCAGGGAAAGGTTACCGCCCCGCTGTCAGCCTCGCCCGAATACTGCAGGCTGACCTTACCGGCAGTTTCCATCGTCACCCCGCGCGTCAGCGCGCCATCCAGCTCGCCGTCCTGAGCCGCCAGCGCCAGACGGCACTGCGCCTGCACCAGCTGGCGGGGAATGACGTCGGGTTTTAACGGCCTGTCGTCCAGATAAATGCCACAGCGCGGCCAGGGGAGCGGTTGAACCGGATCAGCACATACGCCCAGCCAGTTCAGTCCGTTCAGGTAATCCATCGCCTGAAACAGCAGCGCCGGGCACTGATCGTCATCAGGCACATCATGTCCGCGCGAGCCAGCAAACGCCGTCAGATCATCCACGCTGGCATAGCTGTTGAATCCCGCAGAGGTAGGATCTGTATTGATAATGATCATCATGACACCCAATAAGCTGAGGGAATGACTGCCGGCAATATCGCGTTACCGGGCGTCACTTAATTTCTGTTTCAGCAAATACCCTTCCAGCGGCCAGATTTTCTGCACCGCGTTCTCATGCGCAATCCTGCGGCCGATTTCAGGGTCGAAATTCTGCGGACTCGCACACGCGCTCTCGCCTGTGACAGTAAAACCGTTTTTCAGCACAAGAACGCAGAATGTGAGCAACTCAAGAGGTGCAGTCACTACTGAAAAATCGCTGTAATCGAAATGCGCCTCGGTGATCCCACCGTTTCGCACGGCTTGTGCAGCCGTGAAGTAGTGCTCGCTGGCGATAACGTCCACGATATGTTGTGGGGTGACGCGCGGTGCAGTCTTGCCCTTTGCCTGAATTTCCAGCTCAATATTTTTGTCGTTCATTTAAATTTTCCATTTAAAAAGGGGCCGCCGGGGCCCCTTCGATGATTAGCTTGACGCCTGACCGCCAACGTTGATCAGAACGCCCGCCGTCGCCTTGTTCTCCTTAAAGTGCTTCGTCCAGTTCCCTTTGGTGCCGATTTTGGTGATGTCGGGATTTGCCCCTTTCGCCGTTGCCCAGCTGTAGCCCAGCAGATCGATGTTCACCACGCCTTCCGCGCGGTACCCAATCGCCAGGTTCTCCTGGTCGTTAATCGGATAGGACCGGAAACCCGGCGCCTGCGACTCGGTGATTTTTACCGCGTTCGGAACCAGACCCAGGATCACGTCTGCAGGACAGCGGTCGGTGACCAGTACCGGCTTACCCAGGGTGCCCGGCTGACCGCCATAGACCACCACGCCCGCCTCTTCATACAGTTTGTTGTCGATGGCCTGATCGACAATATCGAAGTAGGTCGCGGAGTGCATAACGAACAGCGAGACGCGGTTGAACTTATCGCCGTACTTACGCAGGCCGCGGGTCAGCGTTTTTTTGCCGTCGGTGGCGATATCGGCACTCACCTGCATGTCACTGTTGTTGCCAATGGCGGCCACCAGCGCCTTAACGGCATAGCTGATGTAGCCTTCCAGCGAAGCATCGGCAGCGTCGGTACCCACCACCTCAGAAAACTCGCTCACGTCACGGCCGCGACGCTTGAAGGCTTCTTCTGTGGTTGTATAGGGGCCATACTTCCAGGGGGTTTTAACGCCGATTGCTTCGCCGGCACCGATTTTCTGGCCTTCGATGGTTTTGGTGGATTCAACGTCGCGGAACTCAATCGAGCCGCCTACCTGATAAAAAGCACGCTTTTTGAAATCGCCTTCGATCAGCTCGTTATCGAGGATGATGGCGCCGTTTGACGCGGCATTAAAAACATTAAGATTGTCCTGGCGGCGCTCAAGAAACGCGGTCTGCGCCAGGTCGTCGTAAATGATCATGTCGGCATTGGTTGTCGTTGACATGGGTTTTCAGTCCTTATTCTTTAGGGAGGCGCAAAAAGGCCTGCTGGCCATGTTTGCGGATATAGTCAGCTTTCTGCTGAGAGGTCATTTCCGAGCGCTTCAGCGCGCCACCTGCGCCGGAACGGTGACCGCCTGCCCCGGTGCCTTCGGCCTGCGGAAACAGGTGCGGCGCGGTTTCTTTCAGGGACTCGGCCCACTCCAGCGGTGTCAGCGGCGATTTGCCGTCCTTACCCAGTACCGGGTTACCCTCACCGTCCACCGCCACGGCCTCACCGTCATCATTCAGGGTGAAGGTGCCGCGGGCGCGCAGAATGATGTCGTCGGACGCCCCCGGCAGCGCACCGGTTTTCAGTGCCGCGCTGCGAATGGCGTCGCCCAGCACCCGATCGCTGAATTTTTTCGTAAACGCTTCAGCCTTTTCGGCGCGCTCGTTGGCGGCCTTGATCTGCTTATCGACATCAGCGCGCAGGCGTTCGGTACGCTTATTCAGCACGTCATCAATTTTTCCTTCGGCGATAAGCTTCGCCTCTTCGTCGTCGGAAAAACGCTGCAGAATGGTTTTAACGGCGTCCGGATCGATGCCGTCAAAACGCGCCAGATTATCCTTCTGCTGCTTAATGGTGCCCAGCAGCTCGCTGTTTTTGGTTTTCAGGCCGTTCACGGCACTGTTAACACGCTGGTCAATCAGCTGCTGAATTTCCGGGGTGATCTCTGGTTCGCCGCCTGACGGCGCCCCGCCATCGCCGTTGTCGTCTGCCGGCGCGTAATATTTCAGGAACATATTTCTGAAGAGCATATTTTCCCCTCGGGAATGGTCAGTTACTGGGCCTCGCCCAAAAAAAAGCCCCGGCTTGGCCAGGGCTGTTGTTCGTTATGAAGACGTCAGCTGATGCCGGCGCGCTTAAACGCCGCAGCGTCCCGCTGGCGCAGTTCGTCCAGGGTAAACCACCGGCCGTCTTCGGTATAAAAAGAAGAAAGTTTCAGCCCGCCGTCGCGCAGCAGCTTTCCGCGCATTGGTCCGAGAATGTCGTCCTGACGGCTGGCACGCTGGCGGGAAATCCACTCCGGATAGGTGCTGGCGGCAGGCACTTCGCCATTCATTCGATCCTTTTCAGCTGCGGTCAGGTCATCCGCCAGCAGGCCCATGTCCTGCCAGCTTTTAAATATCAGCGTGTACGTGGAGCGGCAGTGAAAGTGCAGCCGTCCCGGCCCGTCGCCCCAGGGAATACCGTGCTTTATGGGCTGATTGTCCAGGGTGTACTGCAGCGCATCGCGGATGCGGCACGGCGGCGAGGTTTTATTGTCCAGGGTGGAGAGCCACTGTTTAGCCCTGATCAGATGCTCGTTGGCCGTCGCCGTCTGCCCGCGCACGATTTCAGCCGTATGACCCAGCGCGCTGTAGCCGATGGCCGAGGCGTTGGCGCGGCTTTTACTCAGTGCCCCGTCCTGCCACTTCCGGGCCTTTGTGCCACGCACGCTGCGGGTGATCTGCTCCGGCGTCTCACCGCTGCCGAGCCCCGTGCGTACAGTATTCACGATGCGTGCAAAGCGATCGTCCTCAAGCTTCTCAGTCCAGTCCTTCAGCGCGTAACCGTGAAACGGCTCGATCACCGCCCGCGTATACGCCTCTCCGGCATCGATTTTTTTCAGCAGCCCGCGCTGGCTCACAACCTCCGGCAGCAGGGATTTCATCAGGTCGAAACCAAACCCGGCCTCATACTCCGTGAAATCCTTCAGGACCTGACCGAGCTCACCAAAAAATCGCACCACCGCTTTACGGTTTATCTCTCTGACGGGTGCCAGCAGGCGGGACAGCTTTTTGACGGAGAGACTGCCTGCAGAAATATCTTCCAGCGCCACCAGCAGTTTTGCGGCCAGTTCCGCATCATCTGCATTAAGCGATGAAACCAGCCGGCTGACTACGCCCGCCTCATACCGCGTCAGATCAACCCGGTGGGCGATCAGCTCATCGCGCAGCCGTTCATTGATCGTTGCCATCATTCAGTCCGGTAAACGTCGGGGATTTATCCTTCAGCGCCTGAATCACGTCATCCGGATCGTCAGCCGGGTCAATGATATCCAGCTTCTGGAACGTGCGGACCAGATCGGCGTCGCGCAGGGCGCCCGACTGCCAGGCACTGACAATCGCCGTAACCATGCCGGAATCCGCCACGCGGGCGATAAATTCCTGGCTCAGCGTGTAGCTGCTGGTCCCGGACACGTCACCGGTATAGCGCGCGCACCAGTTCAGCGCCCGGGTGTAAGCCTCCGACACATTGGCCACACAAATGCCCAGCAGCGACGTTGCGGCGGTCTGTTCGCTGCTGGCCTGCGTCGCCGTTTTGATCGCGCTGTTCTGCTCAATCAGCCGCGCACCCAGCGCCACCATGTAGTCGCGCTTGCTGTCCATCGCCTCTTTGGCCAGCATGTTCGGCTGCGCCTGGGCATACGCGAACACCCCTTTTTCAGGCAGCATCAGCGGACTGCGCGATCCAACTTTAATGCCGGATTTTTCCAGGTGGTCACGCCATTCTGTCGTCAGCCCCGACATCCAGGGCTGCACCTGCCCGCAGAACCAGACGCTGTCTTCGTAGTCGGCACTGTTGCGGTAGTGACCGAGGTTAATTTCGGCCAGGGCGGCCAGTGGCGGCTCGTCCAGCGTCGGATCGTTGTTCTGCGCCCCCACAAAGGCGAACGGAATTTCGTCCCACGGCGTGGCGGAAGCAAAGGCGCGCGGCTTTGTTTCTTCGGCGACGGCATACGGCACGGTCTCTTCCGGTCCGGTACGTTTCCAGATCCGGCAGACAAACGCCCCGCTCTCCAGCGCCAGCTCGCGGTACTGCACACGCAGCTTATAGCCATAACCGTCCGGTTCTTCGGTTACCTCGCGCAGTACCACCAGCACCAGATATGTGTGGCCTTTAATGGTCTGCGTGCGCCAATTAATGATGTCCTCAGCACGGTAGCCTACGATGATCGGACGGCCGTCCGCCGCCGAATAATCCACATAAAGCCCCTCGCGGCCCACCTCAAGAATATTCTCCAGCACCACCTGCGACTGCTGGTAAAGGCTGGTGCCGGCCCCGTCCGCATTATTCAGCAGGCTGGACAGCTTATCCGGCGCGTTGAGGGTGGGCACCTTACGAAACGCCATGCCCAGCATGCCGATTTTGGTGTTACCGGTGATGGGATAAAAAACGGCGCGGTCCAGGTAGGCCTCGTTGCGCCGGCGGTTCCGCGCCGAGCGGTCGGTCGGATCCAGCCGCGGAAGATACTCATGCCCGGCACTTTTAACCGCGTCGGCTCCGCGACAGACGTCACGGATCATTTTCCACAGTGGCAGAGCCGCCCTGTGCTCCGGACGGATAAAGGTAATATCGTTATTCTGGCTCATCAGAAAGTGGTATCCAGTGAGATTGAAAATGCAGGTTTTACGATGGGGAACTGCTTCACGATGTAATACCCACCCGCATCGTTGGGATGGTCATTGCCAGACTTTTTGTCCGGCTCACCGTTATCGCCCCAGACCTGCTGCTCCAGCGACTCGGTATAAACCGGGCAGCGCTTTACGTTAACTTTATAGCGACGCTCCCCATTGCCGTTGCAGAGCATGGCGTTCATGGCATTGATACGGTCTTTTACCGGCGGGTTAGCTTCATCAACAATGACATAAAAACCTGCCTGCCTGAGCTGGGCAATATCAGTCGTACTGGCGTTACTTGATTTACGCGAATCCCCTGATGCATCCGGGTAAATATAAATTTCCCGCACCTTACGGTAATCATCACCTTCATAAAGCCAGAAACGCTCTTTAATTATGCGAATCATATCCGGCGTGTCGTAAGCATTGATGATTTCACTCACTGCACACGGCAACCCCAGGCGAAGGACGTGGACAATACCTGCCATTTTCCCCACGTTGAAATCCATACCAATATAAAGGGGTTCACCCGGCTGCTCTTCTTCTTCGCAATTATTCAATATGCGATCAAACTGGTGATAAATCGTGCCGCTGGTCAGGTTGGTAAAAAGACCGCGCAGGTACGCCTTGATCAGTTCAGGCGGGTACGATTCCATCAGCGAAGGGATATAGTCCGGCGGCAGATTTTTCTCGTTATCAAACGTCGAAGCCTGCACCAGCCCGTACAGGGTTGTCAGCGAGGGTTTATTACGTACAGCCTTTACAAATTGCTGATAAACGAATTTAAATCCCTCGGGCGTGGTCGTAACGTCAATCCCGTTCCGCAGGCCCGGTACTTTATAACGCATGCGGGCAATGATTTTTCGCCAGGCTAATTCCGCTTTTTTTGCGGGCATGACATCCAGCTCATCAATCAGCGCATTACCGATTTTGAAACCCACGATGGTCTGTGGTTTTTCCATGGACCGGCAGATGGTCGTACCGCGATACTGCTTACCGACGTAAAAATGAACCTCTTTATTACTTTCATTGATTTCAACGCGCATCCCCCAGCCAAAGGCAACCTCCTCAACCGTCGGATAAAAAATGTCGCGGATCTGCGGATAAGTGGGCGCGAAATATCCCTGGTTGATGCGGGGATGTTCCCACATTTCTTTACAGATACCGCCACATCCCACCCACGTTTTACCGGACCCAAAGCCGGCAACGTACGCCCTGAACTTGTGAGGCATGGCAAGAAATCGCGCCTGAGGAATATTAAGTGTCGGTGAGATCCCCATCGTCATCAGTCCTTACGCGGGCATCCACGACATTAATGTTAATGGCCACCGGTACCGGCTCGCTATCCTCCGGTTCTGATGACAGCTCCCTGCGCAGTTTTTCAACTTCAAGCTGACGCCGTTCTGTTTCAATCTGCTGCAGGCGCTGAGCAAATTCGCTCTCTGCCAGCCCGAGACGCTTCATAACCGCTTCAAACATCCGCTCTCGGTTGATGGTGGATATTTCCACACCACCCTTGCTGATTTTCGTGCCGGCATAAGCGAGTCGCCCGACTGAAGACAGCTTTGTTGAGTCCTGCATGACTGTGCGACCGACACCTTCACCGTTGCACCGTGGACAGTCAGGATTCGGATCGCTGGTGTGGTTGTATCCATAACCGCCCGTATCAAGAGGCTCTTTACGTTTCCGTTCCACTGCCTCCGAGCGCTTCTCTTCAAATTCCACAGCATCACGCCATTGGTAGTGATGACTGAATCCCCAGCAATATCGGCAGGCACCACGACGATACTGGGAAATCTCATTAGCATCGAAGGTGGCCAGCTGCCAGGCTTTCTTCAGCACCTCATCAGCTGATCCAAGCGTGCGCACAATGGATGCTTTCTGCTGCTGCGCAATGGCCTGCGCAATTTCAACTTTTTTCAACAGGCGCTGACCGATGGAGTAAGCCGTTCTCTCGCTGTATCCGGCACGGATTGCGGCCTGAGTAGCATTGCTGTCTTTCAGATATTCCGCGATAAAAAGGCGTTGCTGTGAAGTCAGTACGTCATCATCTGCAAGCGATTCTGCGCACTTTTCCTTTTGCGCAGTGCGCACTTCTGTCTGCGCAGTTTTTTGCGTACTTTTCGCAGATGGCTTTTTAATGTAGCGACGCGCGGATGCATAATTCAGCCCCTGCGCCTCACACCAGTCTTTCGGGGAGATACCGGTTTTTGCATGTGCGGACAGGAACCGTTGCTGAAGGTCGCCCCAGTCCGGTTTTGCCATTGGTTAACACTCCGTTGAAACATATTTATGCAAAATACCGCAGCTTCTTCAGAGATTACTCTCATTCATATGAGAAAATGCCAAAGAAAGTATCGCTTCAGAATGCTGACATAACTTAATGCGAGCCCAAAACAGTAATAATTCAGGAACAGAACATGAAACATCTACTTGAAAAGGCTTTTTTAGAAATTCTTCGAGAAAAAAAATGCTCCTCTCAGACTGAGATTGCAGATGAACTTAGAAAAGCCGGATTCTCTGGTATCAATCAGTCAAAAATCTCACGGATGCTTGTGCGGGCTGGCGCAGTCAGAAATCGCAATGCTAACGGTGAGCTGACGTACTGTCTTCCCTCAGACATGACAACACTTGCTGTTTCAAGCCCGCTGAAAAGTCATGTTATTTCAATAGAATGTAATGCACACATCATTGTTGTTCATACAAGTCCAGGCGCAGCTCAGCTCATAGCCAGAAGTCTGGATTCACATGGTAAACGCGCTGGAATTCTTGGTACGATTGCAGGGGATGATACTGTATTTGTTACCCCGACCAGAGGAACCGATATTCATAAACTGGCAGAGGAGATTAAAGGAAAATACCTGTAATCTCCGGCTGTGCTATGAAATATCTTATGATATTTGCCAGCGTGGGCCGCGCTGTTTATTCAGCTCCAGAGTCAGTATTTTCCCCCAGAATATCCACCAGCGCAGTATCGACGGCGGCGTCAATCTGCGTATCCAGATCGGACTTAATCTGTGCTTTTACTGCGGTAGTGACCGCATCTGATTTAAGGGCTTTTTTCACCAGGTCATCGGTGACGATATCTTTTACTTCCGGCATTACTGCCTCCTGTTGTTGGTTCTGGCTGAAAAGCCAGTCTGTGATCCACATGGCTTTGTCCATGCTGAGGGTGTAAAAAAAACACACGGCGGCAGGTTCAGATTCGGTGAAGCATGCTCAGCGGGCCTGTGTCCCAGGGGCGCGGCTTACCGTGAAAACACAGGATGTCGGTACCGGCCGGGACCAGGCCGTTTCCTGTTGAGTACCGGGGATGCCACCCGGACATACCCCGGCAGGCCACATGGGCCTTGTAGGATTTAATCCCGGTCCCAAAGCGCGCAACATTCCGCCCGCAGATGTTTTCCAGCACGTCCTGATCGCCGCGGCACGTTCGCATCCACTCATCGGGACGCGCTGTCCATGCCCGCCAGATGCGTGCCTTGTCACGGTGCGGAATAAACATCACGCCGCTTGCCGGCTTCTCCGGATGGTAAAAATCGGACAGCATGCGTAGGCGATCATCGTTCAGATAGGGTGCCGGGCTGGTGATGATCAGCGTGTCCAGATCGAGATAAAGAATGTCTCCCTCCACCTGGTCCGGATCGAATAACTCCATCTTGGCGAACCAGCCCGGCCAGTCTGACCGCAGCGGCCGGGTTATCACGCCCGGTACTGCTGTATCAGAGAGGCAGAGCGACGGGATGTCGCCGAGCTGCCGGTGCAGCCGCTGCACGTGCGCCGGAGAGAAATCACCACCGGTGCGCAGTACGGTAACGATCGTCGTCATTTATGTTTCCACCAGCTGACGTCGTTAACCTCGTTTTTCTTAAACACGGTGTTAACGTGTTGTCCATGCGACAGCCAGCCTGAAAAGCGGGTCATCAGTACCAGGTTATATAATCCCATCTCCGTATGACCCACCGTTTTATCACGCCCGAAAGCCACATCAGCCACGTTCTCTGCCCATGCATCCAGCAGCGTGCCAATAAAGCGAATTATCAGCTCCCGCCTTCCGCC